GTGTACTCACTTTTCTTTTCGCAGAATGTTTGAGGCAGAATCCCTATGGCGTAGGCTATTTCCTTGTCAGTGAATCCCTTTTTAGCATACGATTCCACGAGAGAAAGAAAGTCCTCACTTGTATAATCAAACTTGGGCTTTCTTCCTCCTTTACCTTTTCTATTTGTAGATTCACTTTTGCTCATAATCAATTATCCGTTATTATTACCCATATATATGCGGCGAGAGACCGGCTTATTTCCATAGATATTAATTCCTCTTTTTGAGAAATAGCTATCTATTCTTGAACCATATCTTCCCATTATGGATTTCGTCCGATCTCTTATGCGTCTTTGTTTATCTGTACCAAGTCCGTATTGTCTTCCGGCATTATACATTATTCGTCTGGACTGTTGATATAGCTGACCATATGTTTTCTTTCTAACTCGGCATTCCTCCCTAAAAATTAATCAATTCTTTCTACTTGTTCATCAAATACTTCTCCCTTTATGAACTTCATATCGGGGTCATATCCGAACCGTTCACAGAAAGCGGCTTTAGCTTCATAGGTGTCAAAGGACAACATCACATAGGCATCCATATCTTCGGCTGTCTTCTGTGCGTTCTCCTTTACTTGTTGCTTGACCTCCTTCATATGGGCAACCTTCTCGGCGCGTTCTAACTGCCTGGCAGCTTTATCAGCTTCTTTCTGCTCGGTTACTGGTGCCATCATATCAGACAGAGCGTCTGCGATAGAGCTTTCTTCTTCGGTTTGTAACAGGTAATCGACACCTATCATGTTCAAATCGGCATCCGTTAAACCGGCGTCTTTCCAATCAATATCGGGAACAATTCGGGCAAGAGCATCAAAATCCCAAGTACCTTGTGCGTTAGGGTTGTTCATCAAAATGTTCAACTCTTTTTCCTGCTGTTCGTCCACATCAATGACATCGACACGGATACAGTAGTCGTTATCGGGAAACTTCTGTAATTCGTCCATGACGGACAAACGCTGGTGTCCACTGACTACGGTTAGTCCTGTACGTTTATTCACCACAATACCACCGACCAAGCCAAATTTCTTGATACCACGCTTTAATGTCTTACGGGATTCATCGGATAGTTTTCTTGGGTTGTAGTCCGCAAAGTGAATGGCAGAGCGGTTAAGCTCCACCGATTCACTCTTTATGTATTTACTTAGTTCCATGTTAGCCATTGCTTAATCCAAACCCTCTCTGTCGAAGAGTATTCTTTTCGGCTCTCGCAATAAGATTATCGCGGGATTGTTTTGCGCGCCTACTTGCTGCACTACTACTCCATGTATTTCTTCTTCTCCAGTTCGCTTCGCTCAATCTTTCTGCTTGAGCGTAAATTTGTTCTCTTGTCTTCCTACGTCTAACTCGGCAATCCTCCTATTATTTTTGTTTATTATAGTATTCCCAAAGCACTCTTTCAGCCATTGGGAAAACTTTGTAAATTTTCTGTAAGTCCTGCGGGTAGTTCTTTTCCATCCAAAGCATACAATCAAGGTTGAAGCCTACTCCCGAACTGGCTTTCAATGAATATCTAACTGGTTCGGGTAAGTTGTGCTGCTTCATGTAAGCAAGGATATCCTTTTGCGTCCAATCAGCTAAAGGATAAACCATACCGTTATTCTCGTAACCGTTTACCTCATACCCTTTCAGCATAAGCCTGCGGTTCATACCATCAGCTTTTTTCATGCCTAAGAACGTGTAATAAACTCTGTGAGTAAGCTGCATAGCCTTTACCACATCAGCCAGCTTCAGCAGCTTCACTTTTGGATTAGGGATACAATACAGCCCGCCACGAAGAATGTAAGTAAGATTCCAGTGAGGCGCTTGCACAAACTCAACCTTTGGATATTTGGCTTTTGTCCAGCCAATCCACCGGCTTATGTGCTCCAAGTCTTTGACGAAGTACATGAACACGCAAACAATCCGATCAAACTTCGGATAGATTAAATCAAGTAAGACAAGCGAATCTTTACCCAAGGATAAAAACAGTAAAGCCTCATTCGATTTTACCCGAATGAGGTCTATATACCGGTTCGCTTGCTCTACTTTATTCATAGCTAACCACCTGACAATCCAAATGAAATACGAAGATCACTGTAACGCTGTCTGCGTGATCCTAACTGTGTGGCACTTGCTGTACCCCTACGATTGGCGACTAATCTACCGCCTGCGCCGGCACCGTTCATATTTCTGCGGGGGCCAGCTACTCTGTTTACTCTTCTTGCGACTCAGCAATAAAATTTAAATTAAGCAATCAAAGATGTTTTTCTAATATCTTACCTAATGTATAATCCATTTGGGCTGCGAGATATTCTTCACCCTGATAGGGGTAAACAATATCATTACCGTCTTCATCGGTGAGAATGACCGCTTCTGCGTTCTTCACTTCAACGATAATATAAGGGCGTTTACCACTATAGGCACCCGTAAGAAGTTTAATCGCATCGTACTTAATCGGTTTCAACTCAACTTCACCCTCTTCAGGTAATTCTTCATCTACCTTGTACTCTTTGCCACCACATAAATAAGTGATATACTTCTTTGCGTTAGTCGGCCTAATTTCACGGTATTCGTGCGTTTTAGTACCAGATAAGATTTCATCGAAATATTTCTGTTTGATACTTAATGTAAGAATGTTCATAATCGTGTCTTTTTTAAATTAATATTCATTGTTGCGGGTGCAGGCTCCGCCCCTGCGATTTCCACCAAGTCAAAGTGGCGAGATGACTAGACTTCTCTAACCCGCGATAGTACCCCAAAGATACTACCACAACCAAAGATAACGAAATATCTTCAAATTCTATCTGTGACAATCAGTTTTAAGTCACAGAATCTTTTTCAACCAGACATCTCTTTTCTCTCTGCACACCTCTAAAGTTGATGCACAACAAGAAAACAATTCACCACTTTCAGTACGGTAGTCGTACTGGTACATTTTCACTCTCTTACCTTTCAACTTGGTGTTGTAGGTACAATAATTCTCTTTACAGGGCTGGCATACGCTGCAACCGTTTTTGTCGTTAATTGAGTTCATAAACTAATATGTTTTAATGCCTCTTTAATACCTGCTTCAAAAGCCTCTTCATAGGTGAAATAATATACGCCTACATCAACTATAGATTGCCTGTTAGGGATTTGAATATGCCAGAAGTATTTCAGCAAATTATGTCTAGCAACTGCACCACCATATCTTTCTGTCATCCTAAGTACAGACACATTTATTTCGTGTCTTTCTCTTAACCATTTAGCTGCTATGGATTGAGAGGGTGCAGAGTAGCCTATCCCTATTTCATCAATGAAAAAGTTTGTTGTCTTCAGAGCCATTAGATGTAAGTCTTCATCTGCATAAGCGAATGTACAAAACTCATTAAATCCTTTTCTTTTCAGTAACTTAGCCACTTCAAGAGATACTATTTGTTCTTCCATAATCATGATTATTTAGGTGCTACAATGGGCATCCAATGGGTTATACTTTCATCGGCAACATAGCCATTTGTTACAAACCACTTGGCTTTATTATATCCCTTTTTCTTGCAAAGCCATCCTATAACATAATGTTTAACAGAATCTCTATCATAAAGTAGAATTTCTTCTTCTGGTTCTGGCAATCTATCCTTAACGCTTATCCACGGATTTTTAGGGTGTTCGTCCGCCCAAATAACACCGGCATTGAAAGATTTTTCTGTTACTTCATTAATGGCGTACATAATACCGGCATCATAATTATCTTCTTCATAATTGATATGCAAATCAGCATTATCAATCACAGCAAGTTTATATTGTTCTGCTGCTTTTATCGATTGTTCTTTTCTATCCATAATCATTCAGTTCTATAAGTTCTACCACCAAACTTTTCATCACCATATACTAATATATGATAACTGATATAGGGCTTGTTCTCTTTACTGTTATACTCTTTGCACTTAATTCTCGCTTCTTCGATTGTATCACATTTACACATGGTGTATTCTGGATAACCATCGAAGTATCTTACAACTCTATAAACTTTGCTCATAATCGTGTATATTGTGGTAGCCCGAAGGCTACCGGATTAAACTTAGAACTTTTCTATTTTGAGATTGTCGTTAATGATGAACCCACGTCCACACTCTAAAATCACGTGAGTATCTGTAATTCGCTTGATTACTCTTACTACATCTTCATGTACTATACACGGTGTGCCATCTGCATAGCGACCATTAGACAAATCACCAGATACTCTGTATCTCAAACCTATTTCTATTTCTTTTGTATTCATAATCGTATGTATTTAAGCATTAATACCAATTGCTTTTCTCATAAAGTCACTTGCTTGCTCTACTGACATATTCAGCTTCTTTCGAATCAGGATAAGCATACAGCTTACTTGTTCTTCTGTATCTAAGTTACCTTGTACAAACTCTGACATGATGAACTTTTCTATTGTTCTTTGCTTAATCACTGATGCTGCCATAATCGTATATTTTTTAATTGTTATTCAAACTTATGCTTCTCTATACCCCCTTGCATTCAACCAAGCTATTGCACCTTTGAGAGTTTTGAATCTTTTGCTACTTTCTACTGCCGTACAAGCTGAATAGCTCTTTTCATCATGAATAAACAATGCACCTTCATTCTCACCTTTCTTATAAGAAATAATATTCATATCTTTAAGTTTTAATTGTTATTACTTCGTTTCTGATGATGCAAATATAATGATTAAAATCATACACAAAATAAATAAGCGTATTGTTTGTATGATTATTATCACATATTAACAAAAATAGCACAAGTATGACTATAACCTAAATATATTTTAAAATAAATGACTATATTCAATCAAAACAATAACAATTCATTTGTATATTCAGATTTTACCACTATATTTGCAACTGATTATAATCATACATGTATGGAAGTAAAGACAATAATCAAGCAGAAAGGCTTCACAATGGAAGCCGTTGCAAAAAAAATGGGTATAACAAGGGTTACACTTGCTCAAAACCTTAGTAGAAATCCGACAGTAGGAACATTGCAGAAAATAGCGGATGTTATCGGATGTAAGGTTGGTGACTTCTTTATCGATGATATGGATATTAAAGAGAATGAGAACACCATTATCTGCCCTCACTGTGGAAAGAAAATTAAAATAGAAAAAGAAGAATAGCTGTGGATGTTAATACAATTATCAATGTTGTTGCTATTATCTTAGCAGTAGGCAACTTTATATGCCTTTATAGCATATCTCGAAAGAAAGCTTACAATGAAGAGAAAGGAAAGAATCTTGCCACTAAAGAAGATATAGGCAATATTACCAATGAGATAAAATCTGTTGAAAGTAAATTCACAATACTTACAAATCTGCATTCTGGAATATTATCTGAAGAAAGAAATACAATTATCGAGTTCAATGAAAAATATTCTTTATGGGTTGGAAGTTATATGATTAATTGGAGGCTCAATAGCAATAATAATATTGATGTTGATGAATTCTCAAGAATATTAGAAAAAAATCAAGAATTATGTTATATATCCCTTTCTAAATTTGAACTTTTCATAGAAGACGAGGAATTAAATTGCTTAGCTCAAGAATTAATTATTAAGGCGGCACAATTAGAAGGATTAAGGAGTATTATTGAAGAGATACGTCCTTTAAATATCTTGTTAAATTCTGCTGAAGCGCAAGAAAGAAAAATCCAAGAAGAGCTAATAAAAAGAAAAGTGGAATTCCTTAAATCATACAATAATCAATATACATCATTATATAGAGAAATACCTGCAATCTTAAATGTCTTTCAACAGAAATGCCGAGACAGAATTTATAAATTATTAAAGCCGGAGCATTAAACTCCGGCTTTCAATTGATTAGCCCTTTAAATCTTAACCGATTAATAATCTCAGCATAAAGATAGTCTATATCTGCACGATAATCCTTATAATTGTTATAGTAAAACATGACATCAACGCAAAGGTTAGAAATTCCTGTCGGAGCTTTAAAGCCCAATATACCGGCAAGCATATCACGAATCCCCTTTGCAATCTTACCTCCAGCCAATGTACTGGGGGAATAAAGAAACAGAATAATGAAAATGAATTTCTGGCGGAAGCTGGCACCGGCCCTTCTTTCGGGTAATCCGCAATTCCCCACAACCTCACAGTACCATTTGTATATTACAGGAATAATATTAAGATCCGATAAAATAGGTTTGATCAGTTCTTGCTCTCTCTCTGAGAGTCTTGATTTCTGCTCTCTGATAGATTTAAGCTCCGATATTGCTGAAAATTCTCTCACCATAACACGATTATTTTAAAAGTAAATAGTATATTTGCATCATAATCGTGTAAGAGAGGAAGAATCTTGATTGGTCGTGCGGTCTGGTTCTTCCTCTTCTATTTTAAAGACTTATCTCTTTCCTGAATAATCCTGTTTCTTTCATCAATATTCCTCCCCCAGATTGCAGCTGAGTAAAGTGCTCTAGAATACAACAAAAGTTCCTTACTTGACGAAAGGAACTCAACTTTCAAAGCAGACTTTATTGAGTCTGTCAATAAATCATTGTCTATCATAATTATTGAGTTAATTTTTATTTTCTGAAAAACATATCTCCACTGTAAGCATTCGATAAACTCCCCCTTTCATTCTAAAAATGTGATATTACTTTTGTAATCAAAGTAAAAAAGCTCAATT